TTTACGAGCTCGACTTGTTCTTCTGTTCTCTTAAGTGTAATTTTCATTTTTTTGTTATGCCTCTCTGTTTATAAAATTAAAGGTCAATTTTGATGACAAAGTATTTGCCAGTTCCGCCTGTACCTGCAAAGTAATCAGGGCTGGTTCCGACATTAGCTCTATCTCCAGTTCCAATGCAGGTTCCAACTAATGCATTTCCGGCGTTGGTTGTAAATTTACCTACGTTACCTCCGGTTCCAGCATAAACCTTAGATCCTGCAGTTGGCGCTCCAACTACTCCGGTTTCAGCTACAGTAATAATTCCTTTGGTTAAAACGGGAACCGCTTCACCAGGAAGAACGCCTTGAAGCTCAAGAAGTTTTTGCTTGTAATAAAGGAATTTCTCACCATTTTCATCGAAAGCGATGGTCTGGCGAAGAGCAACACCAAAAGGAACATCTGCAGCTCCGTCGGCAACGTCAACCTTTAGAGGAACTTCTGGGTAACCATTTGACCCAACATGAGGGTAATCAGTTTTGCCCAAGTATGCTTGAAGGTTAGCGGTTCCTGCGTATTCAACAGGCTCCTGAGTCATGTCGCCGTTGCTTATTTTTACGATAACACCTGCGTCCCAAGCACCATTAGATGCATGAGTTAAGTTTGTCAATGTAAGCGCCGAAGTATCAAGCGAAAACAAGTTGACAACGTCGTGTTCGTTGTATTGTCTGAATGGAAGTAGTCTATTAGCCATTTTTTATATCCTCTTTTTTAGTATTGAATGTTTACGTTGTCTTTCGAGAAAGCTTGTTTAAATTTTTCCCTGATAGAAAGTTCGTCTTGAGTTGCGTCGCCATTATTGTTGGCAACAACCTCTTCTTCGACTTCTACATTTTCGATAGCTTCTTCAACAACTTCTTCAGTTGCTTCTTCTGCTACTTCTTCTGTAGATTCACTTGCGGAAGAAAGCTCGGCAATTCTTTGTTGGACTTGCTCTTCAACTTTAGCTGCGATAGCTTTTTGTTGCTCTTCCTTGAAAGCTTTAGTTTTATGGTTCCACATGACAGAAAGCTTTTCTTTATATTCAGCAAAAGCTTCGTCTGTAGAATCAAGGGATTTAAGTTCAGAAGCGAGAACGATGCGATCTTCGTCTTCCAACTCAAAATCGTCATCAAGTTGACTCATTCTGTCGTTGAATTTCTCGGAAGCTTCTTTTGCAGCTGCTTCGGTTTTAAGAGTTTCGATTTGCTCGTTCATAGCAGCAATTTCTTCTTTTAAAGATTCGATTGTTTGCTTTGACTCCTCAGAAGCCTGAATGAGCTCTTCTTTTTCCTTGCTCATTTCTTCTTTGTCTGACTGCCATTGGTCATTCTTTTGAATGATGGCATCATGGAAAACTTTAGTGATATTGGCAATAGCCTCCTCAGAAAGTTTCTTAGAAGAAGCTTGAGCTTCTAAAGTCTCTGTTACTTGTTTTAAAATTTCTTGTTCCATAATCTTATTAGGTTTTAAGTTCTTGTTTAGAATTACATTGTGTTTTTCTAAATGGGAACTTTTTTTATTTTTTATTTCTATTTTTTCGTAAATGGAGCTTTCTGCGTCATCTTTTAATTTAAATTGACGAATACTATCTTCATCTACTGTTAAACCTTTTACTTCGGCTGCCGGGTTAGCTGTGAAGCCAATTCCAAGAGGATAGATATCTCCAACAATCAACCTATGAACTTCTTTTCCGTCTTCATCTCTACCGTTTCCGCCGTAAGCTTTTAAAAATTGTTTATATTCTTCTTTTTGCTCTTCACCTTCAATTATAATTGCGTCTTTTAAATTGCTGCTTCCAACTGCGATTACATAATCATTGAATCCAATTTCCCAACTCGCTGAAACTTTTTGATAAAGTTCGCTCTCTTCATCAACAGACTTTTGAACTAGTTCTGCAAATTCGGGGTTAACTGTTTTATATACAACAGATGATAATGCAATATTAAAAGGCTCATCGCTTGAAGCAGCTTCTTCCTCGCTGATCAATTCATTCGTTCCAAACTTAGATAATGAAGCCCCAACAACATGACCAACAACTTTTTTACGCTGATGCTCTATGTTAGTAGGTTTGTGGATGAAGTAGTCTTTGATAGCTAGGGCAGTTTCTGTGTCGATCCCATCGCCATTCTTATTGAACATATTCGCTACTGCACCGTTAAATGCAACACCAACCAAATCAATGTTTTTACTAAAGTCAATATCTTCTGGTATTATATCTCTTAAAGAGTCAACAGATGCTAATGATTCAATCTGCTCACTTTTTGGGCTAGAGGCTACAACACTTTCAGAAAACTTACATATATACTTAAAAGGTAAACTCATGTTAAAATATTAATACACTAATATAAATTAATCTTCAATATTTATTTTTTTACTATGATAAAGTATAGCAGCAGGATAAGATACAATTTCATGCTGTTGAGAAAGATCTAAAACATCAGACATAATATTTAAATTTTCTATATTATTAAAATCTTCAATACAAGAACTTAATGCTTTCTCCCACTCTTGATGCTCAGTAGACATAACTACGCTTTCAATTAAAGTATCTATCATTCCCTTGTGTTCCTTTGATAGCCTTTTTTTATTGTAATGCTTTTTGAGTTCTGCCTCGGCTTGCTTGCGTAAAGCCTCTATGCTATATACTACCTCTTGAATATTTTTTCTACTATGAACCTCGTCAGAAGCAAAAACTCCACTTGGTTTTGTGGTTGTTCCTGCTGGGCGCCCATTGTCTTTTTTTACGGCTGGCTTTCCTGGTTGTGGTTGGCCTGGCTGAGCTACGGGCTGAGGAGCTTTCTTCATTTGTTCCTGGGAAGTTTTTTGCTGCTCGATACTCATTTCGTGCTGCTCTTCTTTCATTTCTTGGTCTTCCTCGCTTAAGATAGGCTGAGATATAGATAATGGAGTATAAAAACCTTTTTCTCTATCTTCCACAAGTCTTTCTTGTGCTGTACGAAGATCTTGAGGGTCTGGATACACTCCTTGTTTTAAAGCAGTCATTCCTTGCTCTGGAGTTATAATGCCCATCTCGATAAGCCTAGAGGTAACTCTTTGCAATTGAACTTCGTCTTTGATATCTATTTCTACAAATTTAGCTGTTGGAAAATTCTTGAATCCCATTGCTTGGCAAACCTGTTTAATTTGTGGCTGCATAACATCATTAAGAAATGCGTTACGAGCCTCCTTTAATCTCTCAAGAAAAATCTGCGCTTTAACTTGGGTGCTTGAGTAATTCTCTTTACCTACAATTATATTCTGCAAACCTTCCTTAATGTCCTCATTGACGATCTGGTACTTAGTCGGGCCAAGAACTTTATTTAAGTCGGGAATAACAAATTCAGCCTTGGTAGTATAATCTGCAATCAAAGCCCTTCCGATACTCTCGTTCTGGAACAACGCTTGCATTGCTTTTAAATTATTTGGATTAACTCCGCCTTTATCAGGAGTATTACCCATCGTTACTAATAATATAACATTTTCAATAGTACGAGTTATAGCTTGATCAATTTTCTTTAACTCCATCTTCCAGTTTATATCGTCCAATACAGGAAAACCAAAAGGAATAGCAAAAGGCTCATAATCTTGTTTTTTATAAAATGAAAAAATTAATTTATTAGGATCTAAATCAACCATGATACCGTCGCTCATGAACTGATTTTCACTAATTTTCTTTTTTGCTTTATCAGGCAGCGCCTCAAACATCTCCTTGTCGTAGTCGGATTGAGGAAACTTTAATTTCTCGATATCGTACTCGCTTAGAATTTTCTTATATATTCCATTTTTGGAACTAAAAGTCAATGCTCTGTCTGCCACAAAGTCATAAGGATTGAGAAAAACATACCCAACAGGTATTCTCTTCGATCCAATATTTTTTCCCTCCGAGCCGTATACCTGATTAAGCTTTATTAAATCTTCAGTAGTGAACTTTCCATCAAGTTTGTACATAAATACATTACCCGATCTATAATACTCTCTAAAATATTGATCCTTTAATTTCCAAATTTTTATTTTTTGCATCCATTTTTCAATGAATACTTTTGCTTTCTCGGACCCTCCGTCTAAATATATATCGGAATTAGAGAATTCAGCCATAACATCAATAGCATTCCTAAAAATAGGCACATTAGCATATGCTTTCTGGCAAAGCTCTATAGATACCCTTGGTGTTACATAAGAATCCTTATAAGAATAAGGCAGCCCGCTATCATGTATATTAGCATATTTATCTTTCTTTGGCGGCTTAGAAGCTCTATTTGATCTAAATTGCGTACCCTCTCTACCCTCTACTTGACCTACATTTCTGGAGTAGCTTGCCTGCGCATAATACGACTCCCCTGCAGTTGCCGGCTTAATCTGCTCTGTGGACTCAGCTTTGCTTAATAGAGAATTTAAATCATTACTATTGTCGCTCTTAGCGCTAGATTCAAATTTGTTCCAATATTCGGATTTCTTATTATATTTTCTTGGCATATTAGATAGTACACCAAACCAAGCTAAAGTCCAATTTAAAGTTGAAAGTTGACTTTGACTTTGGTTTAAACCATTATAGGTATAAAAGTAGATTCCACAGGATTTTCTTGCGCATTCATCATATCGTAATAAGTCTTCACCATCCAATTACCTAGAACCAAAGCTGAGTACGAATCCTTCCGGGTTTTACTTGGCCCACTCTGCCTTCTTAAGTTTGAAGGTAATCCAAAAGTCTGAGTGCCTTGCGGCGTAGAAGTTACCTGTATTAATGCACATTGATTCTTTGTATAGTTTACCATATCGTACTGGTGATCTAGAAAGTCAATCATTTTCGCTCCGCCACTGCTCTTGAGGAATTCTTTTTGGTTTGGCAGAAAAATTAAATCATCCACGGGAACGTTTTTCTTTAATTGCTTATGATAATTTTCGTCCAGCGGTCTAGACCCAAACCATAGTCTTTTGTGGTCAAAGCTGGCTTGTAAAAGTTCATTTGACTTTCTTATCCAGTCGGATGTAGCTTTCCTCAGGATGCATATTTTTTTATCTTTTAAATTGTATTGCATTTTTGCATCACGCAAAGCTTCTTGATAATGTTCGGTATTATCCAGATCTGCTACAATCTCCTTGATATTAATATTAGCCTTGTTAAACTGCTCACTAGCATTAGCTCCTTGTAAAAATTGTACACCTCCACCATAGTCACCAACAATAGCAACAATATTAAAATGAGTTAATAAATAATGAAAATAATTAATATGATCATTCATTTTTAAACCAGGAACAGCATAACTATGAACTAAAGTTCCAGTCCTAGTATTGTCGTTCAATTTAATTACATGCATCGCAAAATCATCCGAACTTTCACTTTCTGCCCAACTGGGGTCAAAGGCTAGCAAATATTTAGAGTCTCGGTCCCCAGCTATTTCCAGGCATGGAGCCTCGCCATCTGTTACGGTACATGCAGCCATGGTTGAGGTTTTAAAAAACCCGGAACTATCGTCCGTGAATATAGCGTTGAATTCTCGGTCAAACTGAGACTGACTCATTGTCTGCTTAGATTGGTTGATCAAATTTTGATCGTACAAAGCTTCGGGTGCAACATCATAACTAAAATGCATAATAACCCTTTTAGCTGTATCTATAGATCCAGGATGCGCTCCGTCAAGAATCAAATTTTCAAATGTTTCATATACCTTGTATAAATACTCAAATTTATAACTAGCAGAAGATAAAGCTATTAATTTATTGTTTGGCCAGACATATCTCTCAGATTCTTTCATCTTTCCTTTTGCGATCATCTGATCTTCGAGCTTACGAACTTTTTCTCGCTCAGTAGGGTTTTGAACAACACTCAAGAATGGTAGTATAACCTCATTGTAAATGTGCTCAGGCATCAAAAGAAACTCATCAATAATAATCCTATGAAATCTAAAACCACGAAGCTTTGATCCGTCTCCTAGTGGTAAAGCAATAATTTTTGATTCTCCAATCTCTAGGGTCCACTGATCGTTTTTCTTAGATTTTTTGGTGATACACTGAGCAAGAAATGCTGCTTCAGGTTTGTTTGCGATATCTTCTATTTTTTCAAAGATCATCTTTGATTGCCTGAATGTTGCGGCTAGAATACCTATTTGAACTCCTTGGTTGAATATAGCATCAAGAAAAGCATAGATAGCAGTACTAAAAGACTTTGACATACCGCGAGACCATATACCTAGGAAATAGTCAGTCTCAAGCATAGATTTTATTGCAAGATGCTGAAATGGGAAAAGATCTACTCCACCTATAAGGTTTGTTGTAAAAGTTAGGTTTTCTTTAAGAAAGTCATGTAGCAATAACTTAGCGTCAGGCTCGTCTAAGTACCCTTTGACCTTCAACATTTCTTCGTTTTTGTTGACCCCCTTTTTCTTGCTTGCCGCAAGCTTTCCTTGTTCCCACGTCATCGTTTATCTATAAAGTATTGTAAATCTGCTTCCCACATTTTTTTACCATATACTAAAAGTTTTGGTATTATTTCTTCTGACTGGGCTCTACCTCCAGTAAAAACGAACTGACACTTTTTAGCAAATTTATGCATAAGTAATCTCATATTATGCCATATGTATTTAAGATTTGACTGCCGAGGCCCATACATGTTATTTTTAATGATTGCCTCTATAGAGCTTTCTATAACAATAAATATATATGCGTCGAATTCTTGCGCTCTTTCAAGTTCTCGAGTGAATCTTTTGAACCCAGTAGTCATTGTACCCTTAAAGTCAGCTTCGCTTTTTCTATCAACATATGTGTAGTCGTAATGTGGTGCCCCTACTGCGTAATCCCCAAAGTCTAGCTTCATTGACATAGAATTTTTAAACTTTAGCGGCTGTTGCTCCCGAGTGTCTATTAAAATTTTAACGTTATCCAGTTCTTCATTTTTATCAAAAAAACCTTTCATTATATTCTTGTCTAATAATGGTTTAATTTTTATATTATTGCATGCTTGCGAATAAGATCCAAAAAAATATTTATACATATCCATAGATGGCAAGTCATGAAGATGAAGTTCCAGGTGGGAGGGCGCATATACCAATTCCTTGCTCGTGATGCGCTGTTGTAGGCGTTTTAACAAATAATCCTTAACTTCCTCCTTGTCGGCGTTTAAAGCCCATTTACGAAGGTTATCCTGCGAAGCAAAGTCAATATTAAAATAATCTTCTTTATTATTAAATTCTAATAATTCATTAGTTAATTTATCCCGACGCTGATATATATTAACATAATATTCAGCAAGAGGAATTTTATGCGCTTTGGGAATGTGCAAGTGCAAGCCTCTTTCGTTCTTGAAAGTTTTACCGCATACTCTACATTCTTCACTCATTTATAAACAAAAAATAAGCCACCACAAATAATGCAATGACTTATCCCATGCTTTAAACAAAAAGTATTAACCTGCAACTACTTCGTTAGAAGCAACTTCTGCATCAGCTTTTTCGATGTGTTCAATTAATTTTTCTTTGTCCTCATCGGACATTTGCTCCAATTGCTGGTTAGCCAATTGAATCGAGTAGCTTTTAGCGGCCTCAACTATACCGTTGAGATTTAATTGATTGAGGATGGATGTACCTAAAGCTTCAATCATTTTATCTTTTATAATTTTATCACTCATTTATTTTTTAATTTATTTTAATTGTTATTGTTTATTTAGATTAGTATTTAATCTATAGCATTTGTTTATATATTATATGTAGGTATTTGTTTTATTTCTACATTAAACTTTGAATTCTATGTTTCCTTCTTCCAGGGACTTGTTTTCCGGCTCCACCAGCTTCTTTAAGGTAGTGACGTACGTTTCCTCGCCCCCAACATTCTCTTCCACTAAATTACTAGGGTTTATAATCGAGGCCATAGCTTTAATGATGATCTGATCAGTCTCGCTTACAGGCTTAAAGTCAGGTTCATTCTTAAAAACTTCCTGGATTTTTTCGTATTCGTAGTCGCCAATTAATAATTCAATTTTTTTCATGTTGCATCGTGTTTTGAGATTCCTAGTATTCTTGCTTTCCAACTATCCATATTATCAAGTCGAGTTACTTCTTCGTCAACTAATTTTTTCTGCATTTCTGCTAATTCTATCATTCTGACTCTTTCTTCTTCTACTTGAAAGTTTTTTACTAATGAAATTATAGTAGCATTTTCTTTGCTTTTATTTTTTAATCTTTCTGAACGGTCACCATTTAATTTTTTAATTAATGACTCCATTCTCTTTTCACACTTATCATATTCATCTGTTTTAGATTTTAATACTTCAGCTAACCTAACAGTCATGTCTTGCTGATCTTCAACTTCATTAAACATAGTATTAAGCTTTTCAATATGAGATGATATATTTTTTAAATTAATATAATCAACACAAACATTAATATATAAATTTATTTCATCACTTGTTAAGTCTGGTTTGTCCCATGTAGCTCTTATAAACTCAGCCTCGAATAACTCTCTATCTTTCATGTTGCTGTAGTTACTGATAACTTGTATGAATCTAGGCGCCGAAAGACTCTTAATGAGGGATTCTATGCAATTTTCTTCATCGTGAGTTAATTTATCTTCTTTTAAGCCCGCAAAGCAAAACTCATTTATTTTATTTAAGCCTGTGGATAAAAGCTTGGGTGGACTGTAAAGTCTATTAACCGCACTTTCACTGTCGTGAACGTAAGCAG